GTAGTACTAGATGCGTTTAACCCTCTAACCAACATGGTTGGGTTGGAACTTGGGACACTTGTTGGGTATTGAATACAATTCCATTTAACACCGCCCGTACTCGAGGTGTTAACTGATAACATTCCCGTAATTTCAAACACACCTACTGGCAATGTAACACTTAAAGTTGTTGTAGCTGAAACTGTTGAAGACGTAGCGACCGTTCCGCTATTAATAGCATAAATAGGCTGTGCATTGATAGTGTAACTTGAGCCGCTACTAGTTAAACTTATACCATTACCTGCAGTTAATGTAGCACTTGGAATAGTTACTGTATTGCCTCTTGTTATGCTTAAAGACTGTCCGCTAACTGTTAAAGTCTGTTCAGGTACAAAGGTTAAAACTCCTACTGAACTTGTAGTAACTGTACTGCCAGTACCTGCTGCTTTTTCAATTTGTTTTAATTTAATTAGTGTTTGTGAATTGCTTAATGTTGCAATAAATAAAAATAAAATAGTTAATTGTTTCATAGTTTTAGTATTTATAAATAATTGTAAATGAATCTGAATCTGCTGCCGTTGTTAGTGTAATTGTATTTGTTGAAATTGTATAATCTGTTGTTAATGTTAATCTTTGCCCATTCATAAAAACTCCATAAATAAAAGTAGGAGTATTAGGTAATGTTATTGAAGTTCCAGTTATTGTTTGTGTATTTTCAACATCCGTAAATTTAGTTTGATATAACGAATCAAAGTAAGTCTTTAAAAATGCTTTTATTTGCGTCCAAGTATTTTTTTTAGCAACTGATGTATCAACACTCATAACTAAATCAGTATCGTTTGGAGTTGCTGAAGTAGCACCGTTAATGGCTGCACCTATTGTACTTGTGTTTACTTGTATAATGTCATTTACAGTAGCAACTTCTACACTATTCTTTTTAACACTTGTCGCAGTAAATGAAACTTCGGCATTATGTGTTATTTGTACTCTTGGTACTGATATACTTATTTGACCTGATGAACTATTTAAACTATTAGAATAGGATAACAAAACATCGTTAGACCTTGTTGCAATATAACTAATGTAATCAACATTGTCTATTTCGGCAGTCATACCGTTTGCAAAATAAACACTATTATTAGTTGTACTACCTAAATCAGTTACATCTTGTAAATCTTGATTACCACCGCCATTAATAGGAGTTAAACTACTTAATACAGTTACGCCATCACCTATAAATAACTCGCTAGTTGTTTCATTAAATACTAACTGCCCATCTTTTAAAACCTCACTAGCATTAGCCGTAAACCAAGTGCTATCTTTTTTAGCTATCTGTATGCTACCGTTAACTATTCCCATTATATAATGTTATCTATTATGTTTGTTTGATTTGCTGTAATTGTATCTTTAATACCAGTTAATACAGTTACTAAATATTCGCCACTTGTTGTAAAAGTTTGTAATACATTTCCGTCCTGGTCTTTAATTTCAACTACAAAATTACCTAAAGGCATATTACCACCTACATAAATGTAATTATCATCTAAAATATTACCTTCTGCTATTGGTAAGTTACACGAGTAGTTACCTATGTGAGTAGTTATTGATAAATCAAAGAAATAACCAGTTACACTATCTTTTCCACGTTCTGTAAAATCTGTTAAACTTAAATCTTTTGTAACCGTTAAAGCACCTACTAAACCACTATTGCTAACTTGTCTTAAGTAGTTCGGTAAATCCATACAAGTTAATTCAATATCACTTAAAACTTGAGTTTCGTTACTTTCATCTAAATTAACTAAATCACTAATAATGATTAAATAGTTACGTGTTACGTTACCATTTGAAATAGTAGTGCCTTGTGGCGTTGCTATCATTAAAGGATAGTTAATATTTTCGCCTAACGAAGTTTCCCACTCATCACCGAAGTAAAAAGTATTTATGCCTTTATGTTTTAAAGCAAAGTTTTTAAATAACTCGACTTCTTGGTTTACTGTTAACATATATAATTATCGCTGTCGTTAGGATGTTTTAAATCACAATTACCTGAAAAGTCACGCATATAAATACCATTAGTGTAATTTTTATTTAATGGCTTCATACCATAATTTAAGTATTCAAAATATTTAGGGAATAGTGTTTGATTATCTTTTAAATAATCAGTTAATAATTGGCTATAACGTTCAGCTTTTACTCTACATTCATCTTGTAACATCTTTAAGTCTTGAGTATCGGCAGGTTGACCATTCTCACTACTATTAACTAAAATACCTTTGTTCATGTATCTAAACTTTAACTCTAAAGTTGATTCCATTTTAACATACCAAATTAAAGCCTTTGAGATATAGTTATCAATTAAAGCCTTTTCGTTTGAATATGTTGCAAGTGTATTATCTGCAATTATTTTAGTCTTTAAATCATTGTATAATGGAGTGCCTAATATTTGCTGAATATAAATGTCTTGCACCATGATAATAGTAGGTTTTAACATTTTAAAATCTACATTCTCATTTATAACACTCATCTCTTTTAGATAAGATTCCGATATGAAAAAAGCGTCTGCCATTATTTTTTAATTGTTCTTTTTTTAGTAATTGCTAAAAAGATATGTCTACACTCAGGGTCTATTTCACCAGTTTTAGGATTATTATAAAAACCTCCTCTATACTCCCAAACATTAGTGCCTAAATCATTACTCATTTTATCTAAAGTTTCAAAACGCCATGATTTTGATTTACTTAATTCCATCATTTTTTGACAAAAATATCTTGAACTTCCACCTGGTTTTAAATTAGGTTTATTAGGATTAACACCGTATTTATAAACAGTATAAACTTGCACCTCAATTTTAGGGTCTACTTCTATATTGTTAGATTTAGGGGTTAAAATAAACCCTTTTGCTGCATCTTCTAAATAACCATTTTTAACTAAACGTGCAATCCCTTCGCTAATCTTTATAGCGTCATAATTAAGCACTTTAGCTAGCTCGTCAATAGTTAACGTTGGATTTGCTTTTAAGTTGCTTAAAATAGCTTTATCTAATTCCTCGGCACTAATTACTAAAGCATCTGCAAACTTCATTATATGCCTTTCATATTTTAACGCATCATTTGAGTTATGAATATGAGCCGCTTCAATTAATAAAGTTTCATCTTCGTCATTATCATTTTCCGCACATTCTGCTAATGCTAAATATATTTTATCCGCTTGTGAACTCATTTTAGCATCAATGCCAGTATTTATACCTAACATCTTTTTAGCGTCATCAGTAGTTAAGCCGTAAGCCGTCAAACGTGCTATTGCTAAATGCTCATTCATTCCATTTTTACCAGCTTGAAAATCTCTGATAATACGTTGCATATCTCTATTTTCTGAAGCACTTAAACCTTTTAAATTATCATTTACTTCAGTAGCTTGAACTGGTAAAGGTTGACCATTAGCGTCTAATTTAGGAGCTGTTAATGGCTCATATCCTTTTAACTTTCTACGTTCATCCTGAGTTAAATCAACGTCATTTGATAAGTCTTTTCCTATCATAGTTATTTGCTCAAACTCAAACTCTAAATATTCACCAGTTTTAATATAAGATAAATAACTAAAGAACTCCAATAAAGGTTCTTGTCTAGGCTCTACATAACCTTTTGTAAATATTTCCTGCAAAGTAATTAAATCAGGCGCACCAGTTAAAAAAGAATCTTCAAATTTAATGTTGAATAATTCAGGAGACATTTCGTGTCCTGTAAATATTTTCTTTAAACATCTTTTAGAAGTAAAAGCAAATTTTTCAGCTAACTCTTCAACTCCTACATTAACAATTTCAGGCGCTTTGTCGTCTCTGTCACTATGTGTAATTAAAATACTTTCGCCCTCTTCACCTGCATACGTTCCTTTAAAACGTCTGTCAATTTCTTGTTGCATTTGAGGTGTTGGCGTTCCATTAAAGAAATTAATTATTTTACCTACACTAAAACCATTAGCAACATAATTTTTATTAAATGTACTTATATCAATATCAGTATTAACATCTTCTACAATAGCCTGATATAAAGGAGTAGGATAAATATTATCTAAGTATGTAGCACTAGGTGTGTAATATCTAAAATCAACAAAGTAAGTTCCTGCTTTATTACCTTGTTTAAATTTTTCAATACACTTGTATTCTAATTGGTGCATTGGAGCTTTCCAATTTTTACTAAAGTATAATTTTTCACCACATTCACTTAGTCTGCAATTAGCAGAATTAAGCATATACATCTCTAAAGGCTGCCCATTTAAGTTAGTTATAACTTCAATAAATAAACCATTAAACAACTCACTATTTAAAGATATTTTTCCGCCTAATTCATTTAGTGTATTATTACGGTTAAATGAATTGATAAAATCATTTACTTTTTGTTCTTGCTCAGGTTTAGCAGCTTTTAAACCTTTGCCCCAAATATAACGAGCTTTACGGTTAATAATAGCTCTATGTTCAGGGTGTTCATTATAAAGTCTTATTAATTCCTGAGGATATAAATTATCCTTCCCGAATTTAATAAAACCTCTGTTATATGTATCTTCTTTAAACTCTAATTTTTTCATTGGTTTAAAGTTGAATATATCTTTATTTGTTGAATCTATTTTAATTGCCATAC